CGCTGCTTTGGTAAAGCTGTGCAAGCTCTTATGATCTATTCGGTGTTTAAATTTGAGTCATTGACCCAAATACAAGCATCGAAGTTCAAAACTGCGATTTCTTCTGAGGCTCCTTGCCTCAGTAAGAAACTACTGACTGACCTTGGCAGGTCTGTCAGACAGAACTTTCCACGTATTTCGATTGAAAGAGGTAAAGAGCTTTCACTCCTTATCTACAGAGGTTCTCCCTCGAAATTTAAGCCAAGTTTAACTTGGCGGAGTTGGTCCCTTGCGGGATCTAACCCTATTTCGCGAAAACAGAATGAAGATGTACTTAGCAATGCTGAGTATTTCTTTGATCCTGTTCACATTCCATTGTATTTTGAATACATGGACCTGTATTCCCCTTTGTTTAAGGGATTACCAGGAGTGACGGACAAGATCCATGAAATGGGATCTTGGTACCGAAGAGAATCTCGTAAGTTTATAGAGGGTGGAGAAATCCACTTCCTACAAGAACAGGGTGGTAAGTTACGTTCTGTAGCTTCCCCCCATCTTGTTCATCAATTGGCCTTGAAGCCACTTGGTGATGCGATCTATAAACTTGTCCAATCCCTTCCTTGGGATTGTACGTTTGATCAATCGAAACCATTTGCTGTGCTCCAACAGCATCTTATCCAAGGCCATACTATACATAGTATAGACCTTAGCTCAGCTACCGACTATTTCCCTTTGGAAATTCAGATAGTTGTGCTTAAAGCAATTTTCGGTGATATTTCCGACTTACGTCTTTTCGAGGACATAAGCAGGAGTCTCTGGCGTTGCGATCAGGTTTTAATACCTGACCGCCTCTCCTGGAGACGTGGACAACCACTTGGGTTATACCCGAGTTTTGGTTGTTTCACTTTATCACACGGTATCTTGCTTTGGTTTCTTAATGGGTGCCGACATGAAAATGATTTCTTCATAGTCGGTGATGATGTTGTCATCCTTAATGAGGATCTCAACATTCGATACATTAAGTTACTGGATGAGATGGGTTGCCCATATTCTAGAGATAAATCAATCTCTAGTAACGAACTCTGTGAGTTCGCTGGAAAGATTGTCACGAGTACTGTGGTTTTACCTCAGTATAAGTGGCGGGAAGTTAGTAACGACAACTTCCTTGAAATCTGTCGTCAATTGGGCCGTCAGAGCAGATCACTGTTGTCAAATCGACAAAAGCGTGTTTTTGATGAGGTAGAGCATTTGACTCTGCCCCATGGTCTTAATTTCTCATATCCAGGTTCAAACCTAGCTATGATGGAAGAAAAGACACGACACGTCTTTGAAGATAAAGACAATGTGGTTGGCTCACTTATGAGCCTATCTAGTACTATTCACCATAATGTATATGGTGATAAGCACTTTAGTAATCCTCAAAATCTTGTCTCAATGGACGAGGTTCTAAAGATTATTGAAACCTTCGACGAGAAGGTTAGATCGGTTCTCCTCA